GCCTTATATTGTAACACTAGAAAAAGGTAGTCAGACTGTTTTAGCTATTCGTAGAAATTGGAATCCCGATGATGAAACTAATACGAAACGTCAGCACTTTGTTCACTACGGGTATATTCCCGGTTTTGGTTTTTATTGTTTTGGTCTCGTCCACCTTATTGGCGCTTTTGCTAAAAGTGGCACTTCCCTTATTCGTCAGTTGGTTGATGCAGGGTCACTTGCAAACTTGCCAGGTGGCTTTAAGACCCGTGGGTTGCGTGTCAAAGGTGACGACACCCCCATCGCCCCCGGTGAATTTCGAGATGTTGACGTGCCCTCCGGAGCCATGCGTGACAACATCATGCCGTTGCCCTATAAGGAGCCTAGCCAAACTTTAATGGCTTTGCTCAACCAGATCGTTGAAGAAGGTCGCAGATTTGCTAATACAGCAGATTTACAGCTTTCGGATATGTCCGCACAAGCCCCTGTAGGTACTACACTAGCAATACTTGAACGTACGCTAAAGGTTATGTCTGCAGTTCAGGCTCGTATTCATTTCAGTCTTAAACAAGAACTGAAGCTATTAAAAGTAATTATTGCTGATTACACCCCTGAGGATTACAACTATGACCCGGTTGAAGGTGACCGCAAAGCCAAGAAGTCGGACTACGACAATGTGGACGTTATACCAGTCTCAGATCCAAATGCGTCGACTATGGCGCAAAAAATTGTCCAGTACCAAGCGGTACTCCAATTGGCCCAGGGCGCACCACAACTCTATAATCTCCCACTACTTCATAGACAGATGCTCGATGTTCTGGGGATTAAAAATGCGCAAAAGCTTATCCCAATGGCGGAAGACCAAAAGCCACAGGATCCAGTTACAGAGAACCAAAGCATATTAATGATGAAGCCAGTCAAGGCTTTCCAATATCAAGATCACCAAGCACATATTGCAGTTCACATGGCTGCTATGCAAGATCCAAAGATTCAAAGTTTGTTACAAGGTAATCCACAGGCGCAAGCATTACAAGCAGCTATGATGGCTCACGTCAACGAACACCTTGGCTTCCAGTATCGTGTAGAAATCGAGCAACAGTTGGGTATGTCCTTGCCACCACAGTCAGACGAAACTGGCGAAGATGTACATATGGATCCAGAAGTAGAAGCCCGCCTTGCTCCATTATTGGCTCAAGCTGCACAACGCCTATTGCAACAAAACCAATCACAGGTACAACAGCAGAAGAATCAACAACAGGCTCAAGATCCATTGATCCAAATGCAACAACAAGAGTTGCAGATTAAGCAGCAAGAACAGCAACGTAAGGCTCAAAAAGACCAGACCGATGCGGCTCTTAAAGCTAAACAGATTGAGGTTGAGCAACAACGTGTGGCAATGCAAGGCAAAGTTGAGGGAGCTAGAGCAGTTCTCCAAAACTCTACCCAAATAAAGAGCGCCAAACTTAATGCCGGTGTTGCGTTGTTAAAAGATTTAGCTGCCCACCAACACGGTGAAAAAACACAAAACAAGCAGTTGATAGCACAAGGTATAGACAATGCCCACAAACATGCTAATGCTCAAACACAAATGGAGCAGCAGCTAGAACTAGCCAGACAATCGGCTAAACAAAAACCAAAACCCTCTGAAGGAGAATGATGGACAGAAATCTAGAGTTTCTTTTAAGTGAGTACAAAGACCGGATGCAGATGTTACAAGAAGCGCTTGCGCACGGGAACTGTAAAGACTTTGAAGAATATAGGTATATATGCGGGCAGTTACGAGGACTTGAATCCGCATGTTTAATAATCACAGACCTCACACAACGTATGGAGCATTCGGACAATGAATGATGCCTTAGATTTATCCCAAGCAGTAGATCTAGCACAAGTTCTAGATAGAGCAGCAGAAGAAAAAGCAACACAACTACCAAAACCGCAAGGCTACCGTATCTTGTGCGCAGTACCCGAAGTAGAAAAAGAATACGAAAGCGGGCTTATCAAAGCTGACGCTATTGCAAAACGTGAAGAAATGCTGGCAACAGTACTATTTGTCGTTGAGCTTGGCCCAGATTGCTACACCGATAAAGACCGATATCCAACAGGGCCTTGGTGCCAAAAAGGAGATTTCGTAATCGTAAGACCTAACGCAGGCACCCGCTTGCTGATTCATGGTCGTGAGTTCCGCATGATTAACGAGGATACAGTAGAAGCTACAGTCCTTGACCCACGCGGCATTAAACGTTCTGACTACTAAGGAGCCGAACAATGGCTGATTTTGAAAAAGTTGAATTTGAGTTTCCCGATGAAATTGAAGCTAAGGGTAAACCCGAAGAAGAAACAGTAAACCAAGAAGCTAAGGGTAAACCCGAAGCTGAATTCGAGATTGAAATCGAAGACGATACACCCAAAGAAGCTCGTCAAAAACGACCACCCATGCCTGCGGAAGAAGTTGAAAAGCTACGTTTAGAAGTAGACGAACTTGACAACTATAGTGAAGAAGCTAAGGTCAAACTCATCAAGATGAAGAAAGTCTGGAATGATGAGCGACGTGCTAAAGAAGCGGCAGAACGTGAACGGCACGAAGCAATTAATGCTGCCCAACGTCTGCTAGACGAAAACAAGCGTATCAAAAGTATGCTCTCAAATGGCGAGAAAGAATATGTAGATGCCATGAAGAGTTCTGCTGATATGCAACTCGAAATTGCTCGAAAAGCGTACAAAGAAGCTTATGATTCTGGCGACGCTGAAAAGGTAATGGAAGCGCAACAGCTTATGACTGACGCTGCTTTAAGGCTTGACAAAGTTAAAAACTTTAAGATGCCACCTTTACAAGAAGAGAAATTTGAGGTAAAAAGAGAGGAACAGTACCAATCTCCGCCAAAACCAGACGCTCGCGTTATGGCTTGGCAGGAAGAAAATCCTTGGTTCGGACAGGACGAAGAGATGACTGCATCAGCCTTAGGCTTACATGAAAAGCTTAAACGGCAAGGAGTCGTGATTGGATCTGAACAATATTACGCTACGTTGGACAAAACAATGCGGAAACGCTTCCCAGAGCAATTTGAGGATGCGGAAGAAGTGGCGGTAAAAGCTAAGGAAGACAATCCCCCTAAAGCCAAACCCAGCACGGTAGTAGCGCCTGCAACCAGAAGCACTGCTTCTAAAAAAGTCAAATTAACAACGACACAAGTAGCGTTGGCAAAGAGACTAGGTTTAACCCCAGAGCAATACGTCCGTGAACTTTTGAAAGTGGAGGCCTAAAATGGCTAGTAATAAATTAAGTCGTGAAATTGATACCCGAGAACTTACTGAGCGTCCTAAGCAGTGGCGCCCACCAGAGCTTCTCCCTGAGCCGGACAAAGAGGCTGGATATTCGTACCGTTGGATTCGTGTTTCGATGTTAAATCAAGCTGATCCCCGTAATCTTTCATCAAAATTGAGAGAAGGCTGGGAACCAGTAAGAATCGAAGAACAACCCAAATTTAAACTGTTAGTTGATCCAGATGGTCGCTTTAAGGACAATATCGAGATTGGCGGGTTATTACTTTGCAAAACCCCAACTGAATTTGTAGAACAACAGCAAGCTTATTATGCTGAAATGACACAGAAACAGACTGAGGCTGTAGATAATAATTTAATGCGTCAAAGCGATGCGCGGATGCCTATTTTTAAAGAAAGTAGATCTTCGTCCAGCTTTGGCAAAGGTAAATAAATTTTAGGAGATTTCAAATGGCATATCCAACAGTACCCGGTCCATACGGGTTTAAGCCTTTAAATCTTATTGGTGGTCAAGTTTTCTCTGGTTCGACACGCAACATTCCGATCCAGTACGGCTTTGGCACTAATATTTTTTATGGCGACGTAGTAGGTATTGCTCGCGGTTTCGTAACACGCACAGTTGTAACTACTGGTGGTACTTCTACCACTGGTGCAGCTGGTAACGGAATTGTAGGCGTATTTTTAGGTTGTTCTTTCACCAACCCAGTTACTAAGCAAAAGACTTTCAGCCAATACTGGCCTGCAAATACTTTAGCTGGTGACGCAGTTGCTATCGTGACTGACGATCCTGACACAATTTTCAAATCTGCTGTCGTTACATCTCAAGGCGGTACCACTATTGGTTCTGCTGCGACTTCAATGATCGGTTTGAACATTGCTGGCTCTGACTTAACTGGTTCTATCAACAACGGTGATTCATACAATGCTGTATTAGCTTCTTCTGCTGCTAATACTGGCACATTGCCTTTCCGTATCGTTGACTTGGCTCGTGATTCAGCTACCTCTTCAACATCTACCTTCACCAGCATTTCTACTGCTACTATTACTTGCGCTGCTATTCCTGTAGCTTTGCCAGTTGGTACAGAAGTAGGTTACATTGCTGCTAACGGTCAATATGTTGGTACAGGTTCTTGGGTTTCTACAGCTGCTACTGCTGGTGCTACTTCAGTTGTTTTGAACAGCGCTCCTGTAACAGTTAACAGCCCAACAGGCACTGCATCTACAACCATGACAATCCCTGCATCAAGCACATTGGTGTTTACTCAGTATCCAGAAGTATTGATTAAGTTCAACTTCGGTAACCACGAGTACTACAACAACACTGCTTCTGCAGCTACACTTTAATTAAGGAGCTATAAATGGCTATTTCACGCGCACAACTACTGAAAGAGTTGCTCCCTGGACTGAATGCATTGTTCGGATTAGAGTACGCTCGCTATGGTGAAGAACACAAAGAGATCTACGAAACTGAGACTTCTGAGCGTTCTTTTGAAGAAGAAACAAAACTGTCCGGCTTTAGCGCTGCACCAGTCAAGGGCGAAGGTTCTGCAATCGCTTACGACAACGCGCAAGAAGCATGGACTGCACGTTACAACCACGAAACAATCGCTTTGGGCTTCAGCTTGACTGAAGAAGCTATCGAAGATAACTTGTATGACTCGTTATCCGCTCGTTACACCAAAGGCTTGGCTCGTGCTATGGCTTATACCAAACAGGTTAAAGCTGCTGCTGTATTGAACAACGCTTTCTCTGCTGCTTATACCGGTGGCGATGGCGTATCATTACTCAATAGCGCACACCCATTGGTAAACGGTGGCTCAAACGCCAACACTCCATCTACTCCTGCTGACTTGAACGAAACTGCGTTGGAAAATGCTGTTATTCAAATCGCTGCTTGGACAGATGAGCGCGGCCTCTTGATCGCTGCTAAACCACGTAAGTTAGTTGTTCCACCTGCACTCCAATTCGTTGCAACTCGTTTGCTCGAAACTGAATTGCGCGTTGGCACAAACAACAACGACATCAATGCAATTAAGAACAACGGTTCTGTTCCAGAAGGTTACACAATTAACCACTTCTTGACCGCTACCAATGCTTGGTTCTTGACAACTGATGTACCTAATGGTTTGAAGCACTTCGAGCGCACACCACTCCAGAATTCTATGGACGGTGATTTCGATACAGGTAACGTTCGTTACAAGTCTCGTGAGCGTTACAGCTTCGGTTGGTCTGATCCACTAGGAATCTACGGTTCTTATTAAGAACTAACCCCCCAAGCGGTTTCGACTACTTGGTGCAGGCCCCGCTCACAAGGCGGGGCTTTGCTTTTTCTGCTCTTCATAATGGTGTTTTCTGTGGCAGTTTGCGCATAGCACAATGCACTTTTTAATCTCTTTGTAAGCTTTAGTAAACATTTTGTTACTGATTAGCTTACTTACTGTGTACTCTTTATCGGCTGGATCTATATGGTGGAAGTCTAGGGTAGCTATATGCTTCTCATCGCATCTTGCACATTTAAGTGTATCTTTAAATGCATCCCATTTTTCTTTGCCAGTCCTAGAAGACCTTTCAGTCCTAGCTCTTGTTGCTTCTAATGTTTTTTCATAGTGCTTACGACTATATTCTTTATGTTTTTCTTTACGTACTATAGGGTCTTTATATGGCATCTTTATCGTCTAAGGAGTATGTTTTGATTGGTTCGTGACTATTTACATCTACATTACAAGCCCAACTAACTGCCTCATGGGGATGTAACCCCATACGCATACACACTTCTGCAGCCATTGAACCACTGCCAATAGCCATAAAAGTTCGTACTCTTTCCCATTCTAAATCATCTCCGCAAGAAAACAAGCCTTCTTTAGTCAGTTTTAAAAACGAGCTATCTGATTTAAGTTTAGGTTTAGTTTTAGTTTTCTTGCTAAGGTAGTCTAAAACTTTTTCCGCATCGACATAGTTGCCAGCAACGCCTAACCAGCCACCATCAATTGGAAAAATTTTATCTTCAAAATATTTGATGCCAGAGTCGCTATCGGTAAACTGGCTATCAGCTACTAGTAACTTTCTACCCCAATCACCCACAATAGTTGTCATTTTGTTGCCATTAAATATAGACCTACGTTAGAGAAAGCGTACCCTGCGTACACCATAGACATAGCCCAGTTACCTTTAGACCCTTGCTCTACTGATATGTAGGCGTAAATTAGCCCCGTAACTATGATAAGCCAAGCACTCATACCCACCCCATTTATTTATCTAATACCACCCATTTTACATAAAAATGATTACACACAAAAGAATAATTAGTGTAAACTAGGCGTATCTGGGTGATTACCTGTACCGGACTGCCCCAGCAGACAATGCAATGATTGGTACGGGAACTTTTGCATAAGGAATCTTATCATGGCACGTTCTACATTTTCAGGCCCAATTTTAGCTGGTGAACAGCGTATGGGTCCACAACGCTGCGTTGGTACGGCAGAATTAGTTCAAAACGCATTTTTGGACTTTGCTGTAACAACTCCAGGCACAACTAACTACGGCGGCGCATCTGGCGTATTTGTTAGCTCAAACAATATCCCTAACAACATTGGTACTATTTGGACCCCACAAGCTGGTGCTTATAGCACTTCTGGCCCAACTGTTGCTGCTGCTCCTACTGCTGATGCTACTGGTACTAACTACCGCGGTGCAGTATTCTTGCTCCCATACGGTTCAAACTTAATTGATGTAATCATTGAGCAAGGCACTACTCCAACTGATGGTACACACGCTGTAACTTCAATCCAACCATACATCTCTAACGCTTTTACTACTACTACTGGTGTTTATGGCACTTCTGCTGCTATTACAGCTGCTGGTCGTACATACGCTACTTATACATCAACTCAGTTAGACAATGCTAATGGTACATTGCAAGATGTTCAGAACGTACAACCTGGTCAACAGCCTACATGGTTTAGCCAAGTAGTAGTAACTTTGGCATTGACAGCAACTGGTTTGACTTCAGTTAACGCAGGTCAAGTAAATATTACTTTGCGTTATACACAAGCCGACTACAACATTGGTAATGCTACAACATACCCATACGGTAACTTTGATTAATTAATCTGCTAGGGGGTGGTTAACCCCGCCTCCTTTTTAAATCTTTAGGAGATTAATTATGATGCAAACCGATGTAAAAAGCGCACACACTAATGCGTCTGCAGTGTTAGTGTCAGGTCGTTGTCGTTTAAAACAAATTACATTTAATAGTAATGGTACTGCTGGTACGGTTATCCTTTACGATAATGCTTCTGCAGCTTCTGGTAATATTTTGTGGCAGTTTGATTTTGGAGCCAACGTAGTAGCTGTTCCTGTATTGTTGCCGGGCGAAGGTATTTTGGCCCAAAACGGTATTTATGCTACTTTAACAAACGCTAACTCCTGCACTATTTGTTATGGCTAATCATGAGTGAAATTGATCTTATTTCTACTGCAAGAGAACTAG